TTATATAATCTTCAAAGTTTTCAAAAACTTCAATATAATTAGAACTGAATTCTTCAGTTGGATCAGATACCGATACTAATGCGTGTTTAAATATTCTTACTGGATTATTAAAATCACTAATTAATTCCCAACGAATAAATGTCACCGAAACCGTAGCAGCATCATTGACTGGTTTCATAACAATTCGCACAGGACGATATACATCAATATAAGAACGCGATTCTTCTGTGATGTTTCCGATAATAATTTCGCCGGTATTTAATCTGATTACTTTACATAACATTAGTTAATTCCTTAAATTTAAAGTATATATTTTATAGTCAAACTTTTCTTCATTATAAATTTTCATTCTTTCTATAAAATGTTCTAATGTAAAGTTGCGTCTACTCTTATAAGTTATATCGTCGCTTATGTCATATAATGTAGCAACTTGTTTATTGTCACCTAAACGTAAGCCTCTGCCAATTGATTGCAGAGTTCTAATTTTTGATTTAGATGGACTTGCAAATATAATATTATGAAGATTACGAATATTGATGCCTGTTGAGAATGTTCCATATGAAGCAACAATAATTGCATTTGATTCTTGTTCCGTGATTCTTCGGACTTCTTCTCTTTCATTTACATTTACTTCTCCGTGTATGAAAAATATTGATCTTTCTTCATCTACAGCATCTTTTATTATATTATATAATAATTTGCCGTGTTTGTCAACAAATTGATACAATAATAAAGTATTACCAGTTAGACTGATTGTTAAATTTCGAATAAATCTATTTCTTGATGAATTTGACACAATATAATTTATTTCGTCTTGATATTTGAAATTTTTTCCTGCTTTACAAGATTCTTCATCATGTTTTAGAATGAGTGACTTAATTTTGAATTTAGCAAGTTTTCCACCATCAATTAATTTTTTTGTTGTAGTAATTTGTTTTACTTTACCAAATAATCCCTCTAAAACTAGTTTGTGTGTTTGAGTTCCATCAAGTGTTCCGGTCAGACCAAATCTGTATTTGCAATTTGTTAGGTTTGTCATAATTTTTGTGAGAGATTGTGCTTTAAATAAATGTGCTTCATCACCAATCACTAAATCAAATTGATCAAACCAGTCTTTAGGCATTTTATAAATTGATTGCCAAGTTGAAATTACAATTGATTTGTCTGAAGTTTTATTTGATCCAGCCATAATTTGATGCACATTTGAGTTGCTATCAAATCCATAATCTTCAAAGTCTTTGTATAACTGTGCAACAAGTGATATTGTAGGAACAACAATTAAAGTTTTACAGTTGAACCATCGCATAAGCAAATAAACAATAAGTGATTTGCCTGATGCAGTGGGAGAGAGAAGCATTGATCTACGATTACGAACTGAATATACAAATGCTTTTATTTGATAATCTCTTGGTGCAAAGGGTATGCCGAGTGTGTCAATAAAATCTATAGCATCATTTAAAGAAAATTCATCATTAATTTCTATTGATTTATCACATTCAAGTTCATATTCGCGCTCTTGAGCGAAAATTTTTATATGTGATAGTAATCCAGCATAGATTTGTCTTGTCTGATAATTGAATAAACGAATCTTTCCATCCCAAATCTTATTACGAAAAGCCGGCATAAATTTATATCCAGGAACATAGAACGTGAAATATTCATTCAGTTCCATGGCATCTGAAGATTCACATCTAATATGTAGATAAACTTCATTTATCTTGGATACAAATAATTTATTGGACACCGTTAGTAAATTTTTTCCAGTCAATTGCATTCTTGATTTGAAAGTTTCTCTGGTTAATATTCTTGATAACTTCTTCTAAAAATGCTAATTTTTCTTTTTGATTGATAATTTTTATATTTGATGTTATAATATCTTTGTCCGATTCAATATACATATCAATCTCATTTTTCATTAGTCGTCTCATGAATGGTTCCCAATTTAATTCATCAAGTTCTTCTTGCGATAATTTTCCATTGTAATATTCATATTTTTTTAAAGAAAGCTCTTTTGACTGAAACTCAATCGATTTAAGTTTTCGTCTTTCTTCAAAATATAACTTAAGATACTTTGCGTGTAATTCTGGTACTTTTGTGGATTCAATGCCAAGTTCAGTAGTATCTATAGGTGCATCTTTTCGCCATTCTTCGATCAACTGATCCAACGTCATAATATTTATTCTTTCATAAACCAATAATCAACAATTATACTATTAATTAATGTAATTTGTCAAACCTTAGATATTTCATAGAATGTGTAATTGAATGTAGCGGTAGAGGTTAAGAATTCTTGCGATTCTGTGGCGGAAAAAGTAATGTCGCCCAAATCATTTGGATACATGTCAATAAAGTTTACTTTCCACAGCACATTGTTTGAGTTTGTTTTAATGAACAACGTTCCATCTGAAGTAATACTAAAATTGTTACCTGGCTCTTCATTTAAATTTCCTATCTTATTCAATGATACTGGATTGCCAAGTTGAATAATCCAATCATATAGTTCATACCAAGACTGCATATTTTCATCTACAATAAAATTTAAAGTTAATTGTCCAAATGTCAATTGGTTGCCCGGAATACTTAGTTGAACAAGCGGAGTGTTAACTGTTGTGGATTGTAATGTAAGAGACGGCAGATTCACACTTTGAACAAAAAATGTGAAATTAGGAATTCTATCTAAAACAAAATCAAATTTGTTATTTGAAAGAAAACTTTTATTGATTGGCGTGGTGGATAGAGTTGTCATATATTAGATTCTTTTAATTAATATCATATAATATTTATAAGACAAAAAAAGAGGAACCTGAAAGGTTCCTCTTTAAAATCCGCTTCTTTGTCGGATTTATTGATTACATCAAGTTATTGATGTTGATTCTACGATAGTAAACGTTCTTGTTAGCGAACGAAATTGTGCCGTCTGCTGCTGAAGTGGCAAATGGGTTTGCAACCATACCATAACGAGTCTTAAAGCCGATCTTAGGTTGGAATGTATCTTGACCAACCGCACGAACCATTTGCAAAGGAACGTATGGGCAGTAAAACAGACCAGCATCAAATGCTGAAGTGCCTTTGTAGCCGACTGTGGCATAGTGAACGCCGGAAGATGCTGCAAAGTATGGATCGATATAAACACGAATGCGACCATTCAAAATACCGGCGAACGTGTTACCTGTATCGTCAACTTGCAAGTTGTTTGCGAGTGCTGGTGCGTAATCAAGAACACCTGCCATTTGAAGTGCTGATGCAACGTCTGAAGAACAAATCAGAACATTGCCCTTGCCGCGACGAGTTGCTTTAGCAATTGCATTAGATTCGCGCTCAAGTTGGAACATCAAGCCCTTAAACTTCTCAACTGACCAACGGCCGTTAGCATCAACGTCAAGATCGAAAGTACCAGCAGTTGCAACGTTTTCTTGAGCACCAACTGTTGCAGAGATGTTGATTTGACGAACAACTTCACGGTTAATTTCAGCAAGAATTTCTGTAGACAGAATATTAGCAAGTTCTTGCTCTGCGTCAAGACCGTGAACCGCTTTAAGGTCTTGTGCAAGTTCCATTGTGTATTCTGCTTTCAATGCACGGCTACGCGCGGTAACAGAAACTTTCTCAATTGAAAATGCCATTTCTTTGAAGCCCTGACCAGCACCATCACCGAGTGCTTCAGCCTGTGCAGTTGTGAAACCAGTACCAACTGTATACTCAGTACCGTTTGATAGTGATGCTGGTGTAGCACCAGTCTGCGATTGTGTGTTAACTGGGAACGCTGTATTTGCTTCGTTAAACAGTGCTTCAGTGCCACCCTGTGTTGAAAAGCGCGAACGCATTGCAAAAATCAAACCTGTTGGGCCTGTCATTGGCTGAACACCACAGATGTCATACGCGATTAAGTTAGGTGCAGCGCGGCGAACTAATGAAATTAAAACTGGATCATAAATGTCAACTGCACCATCTGCTGCTGTTGAAGAAGATGCGCCCATGCTATTTACTGGCGCGGCTTCTGTCAACAGGCTGGTTGGTGCGCGATATCCTCCTGATGAAGATTCGCGGCAAGCAACTTCTTGGTTTTCAAGAAGTTGTGCTGTAACAGCACGCTTGTGTGCATCTTTGATTGCTCCAAGATCAGGATGATCCAGAACTGGAGTCCATTTCTTTACGAGTTGATTTACATTCATGTTTCTCTCCTTTGAGTATTATTGTAGTTTATTTATAAAAACTTATTTCCTGAGGGTTCTTGAAATGCTTTTAACATAGTGAGACATTACCGGAGAAAATTCTTCCTCTAGTGTATCTTCTGCCTCAAACTGATCTTTTGCTATTGGTGTAACATCTTGAATTTTAGAATTTTCGAAATATTTTTTCTTTGTAAGATTCAATTTGTCTGTATAGTCTTTTTCAGATACAAATTCAATGTTTTCAGCAAGAGATTTTAGTTTTGCAGACTGTACATCAGTTAAGTCTTCAGATACTTGTCCGAGAATAGTTTCTTTCTTATAGTTATTAATTTCTGAACTCAGATTAACGTTTTCAGTAACAGCCTTGTCCAACTCACTTTCCAGGGTTTCTACTTTGGCCGCAAGCTCTTCAACCATGTCAACTTTTTCTTCAGGAATATCGACGTAATGCTCTACGAAAAGATTTTTCAATCCAGTCATGAAATCTTCAACAA